ATAAGGACCACCTTTGATGTTACGTACTTTTGCATCTGCGAACTGTGGACTATATTCAGGATGTTTCTCGGATATCTTTTTAATCGCAATATCCGCATCTATACAAAATTTGGCAATAGATAGCCCTGCTCTCCACATAGGTTCTGGCATTGTGGCTTGCTCTTTAATTATATACTCAAGCTGTTGGCAACCTTCGCCTTTTACGGTTTTCATTAAAATCGTCTTAAACCGATTGGTATAGTTACCTAGAATAGCCTTGGTTACATCGTCCATCTCACCACGTGGTATATAAGACTTACGAACAATAGGTTCACCAATAACATCTTTTAGTGTGCTTAGCTTGTATGAGCCAGGTGAGCTACCGATTAACGTAACGGGTCTAGCCTCATCGTTCTTATAGTTTAAAGTTCCAGGGACTCGTAGAATACGTACAGAGTCAGCCGTTACCACAGGGTCAGCAAACAGGTCGTTCTCGTCGCACATAGACTTGAGTTTTTCAGCCAATGGCATCCACTCTTCACGGCTAATAGGTTCTTCTAAAGCCCAGTATGCGTGTACTCCCCCACCTGAATTTACAAGTGCTGGTTTCGGCATTTTAGTTATTATACAAAAACGCTTTAAGTCTAATAACGCTTCTTGTTGTGTCTCGTAGGGTTTTCCATGACCGCAATCGAGATCAACGAATAAAGACCTTAACTGCTTAACATTAGCAGTCTTCCTTGACTTTCCATCTTCAAACGTAGCTAGTGCATAGTAAGCATCATAGCCTTCGTTTTTTAAGTTATCAGCAACCCCTACCGCATCTTCTAGTTTTGAAAAGAATTTTTGAACTGGTTTGTCCGAGTCTTTCTTTAATCCAACTATGCAGTAGTATCCTTCATCCCCAAGGACTTGCTGTAAAAATTCTAAATTGTTCATAGCCACCCATTGTTAGGTGGGGCAGTCGCTACATCAAATGCAGACTTTTAATCCTACTGGAACCCCAAAACTTCTATTTAAGCATCATCCCATTCGCCAACTAAATCTTCTAGTTTTGGCTCATTGCCAACTACGGCTTTCTTAGGTGCTGCTTTCTTTGGTTCTTCAACTTCAACCTCAACTGCTTCTACTAGCTCAGCTTTTGGCTTTGCGAGTGCAGGTTTTGGTTTGTCCTTGACACCATCTGTCTGTGCAACTGTCAAAGTAATAGCTTTGATTGCTTCGTCTGTTTCCTTGAGTTCTTGAATCTTGAGGAACTCATCTTCGGTTACAGGGCGCACAGGCTTAAATACTAACTTAGGTGTAGGGCTTGCTGTGTCAAACCGCATCTCAGTAACCACACCGGTAATGGGGGTACCGTGATTCTTGAGATGGCGAGCATATGCCTGAAGAGGGAGCTTACCTTTTTCGCCGTCACCAAACACAGATGTAGGTGGCAATACTAGTTGGTAAACTTCTTCTTTATCAATTTCACCATCGATTACTACTGCGAGGCGCTGTTGATAACGGCAGGCACGACTCTCACCCTGACCAGAACCTTTGATGTTTTGTGGGCAGTTCAAGCAGGTGGCTGATTGCTTGTTTTCTGCCTTGACTTTATCATCAGGGCGCTGACTGTCGGATGACCAGCAAGTTGGGGATACTGCTTCACCTTCGCTATAACTACCAGAGTAGTAGATGCGGGATACTTTCGGTGCAGCTTTAATAATTACTACGTTCATAGAACGCTCTTCAGATACACGGTATTCTTTACCGCCAATATACTCACGGAATACACCGCCTTTAATGCTGATACGACGTGAACCTAAACTACCTTCGCCGCCTGCTAACGCATTAGTTGCATCATCTGCCGTTGCTTTTAAGTAGGCGGGCAGTCCGCCTTTAAATAGAGTCATTTCGCTCATTATTATTCTCCTGAAATATAAGCGCCAATTTTTTTGGCAATATCAATAATACTATTTGAGTCTACATCTTTAGCACGTGTTGCAAAATCAATACACATTGCACGGAACTGTTTATCCATTTGTGCTTGTTGTTCTGCTTTTACTGCTGAGTCTACTGCTACTTCTTGGATTTGGTCATCCATGTCATTCTCCTTAAATATCTTCGTCAGGGTTAAAATTTAAACTTAACTGCGCATCATTCGGGTCAGCTTTGACCGTTAGACTTCCATCTACTTCTTCTCTTACTAGTTCACCACCACTTAGTTTACGCAGGGCTTGCTCCACTTCGCTAATCTTGAAACGGTATACACCGCCAATCTTTAACGCAGGGATTAAGTCTTGTTTAATCCAAGCACGGACAGTCGACACGGAAACGTGAAAGTGTTTCGCAATGTCTTCTATCGGAACAAACGATTCATCAATCATCTTATTTCCTTTTTATAGTCACGGAATATTCCATGTTTGCATTAAGCCCCGGCGGAAGCAAGTCGGGGTTCTCCTCTAAAAATGCCTGCATATTAGATTGGTTAATCGCTTTCACTAATAATTCAGGCACACCATGTTCAAGAATAAACTTGCCCATAGATTCCCAGTCTGTCGTTGCATACTTAGTCTTAACGGTTCGGTACACAATGCCAGCATCAGTCCGTAAACTTTCCACTCCAAGTTCTTTCATTTGGTCGAGAATAGCTGACTTGATTGTCTGCATATCGTCTTCCAACTTGCCAACTTTTTGCTTTAGTTCTTGGTCTAATTCACTTTTCTTTTCCCGCATTTTGATGTAAATACGAGTCAGTTTTTCAATCGGTACAGTGTTTCCTTCTACATCTATCATCTCATTCTCCCTATCAAAGATTACTTTAATCAAGTAAATTCTTGTAAAGTTCAACTAACTTTACGTGATCGGTAATACGGTTGTCAAGCATTTTGTATAAATGTTTCTCAGCGTTGCTTCCTTGCAACCTAACTACCGTTACTGGATGCTTCTGCCCCGCCCTATGCGCCCTTGCGTTAGCTTGAGCATATGTTTCTAGGCTTGGGGTCGGTCCCCACCAAACAATCGTGTCAGCCGCCGTTAAAGTTACTCCGTGAGCCGCCGCTAATGGTTGGATGATTAAGATGCGTGGGTCAGGTTTTTCTTGAAAATTCTTGAAAATCTCTGTGCGTTTGTTATGCGCCACATCACCGTTAATAATCTCTGTGCTGAATCCATCGAGTTCCAATTTCTGCGCTAGGATTTGGATGGTGTTTTTAAACGGCACAAAGATTAGGATTTTTTGTTTAGTTTCGTCAATTACTTCCCGCAAAACTTTATATCGATTTGCTATATCAAACTCTAATGTCTCACCCGAATCAGAATATACTGCACCACAAGATATTTGTAATAGCTTGCTCAAGCCAACTGCAGCATTTACTGATGTAATTTGTTCGCCCGCTGTTGATACAACTAATTGTTTGCGGAGTAACTCATAGTATTTCTTCTGTTGTGGGGTAAGTTCTACTTCACGAGTTACATAAATCTGTTCAGGTAAATCTAGGCACTCTTCTTTGGTATAACGAATTGCTGGTTGTAATGCTTCAAATACTATTTGGTCTGCGTTAGGTCTAACTACCCAACGAAATTGTGATACTTTGCACATCACCATATCTTTGAAAGCTGAGTAGAATCTAGGCACTCCATGTGGGTTTACTAATTTAGCTAAACCATATGCGTCTACTGGTGATTGTGCGGCTGGTGTTCCTGTAAGCATCCATAACCAAGTCTCTGGTTTCAATATCTTATTGAGTGTTTTCCAACGAGTCGTCTGGGCATTCTTGTATGCGTTCGCTTCGTCTATAACAATTAAGTCAAACCCACCATTGATAATCGATTCTTGTACGATCTCTACTCCATCGTAGTTAATGATGACGAACTCGGCTTCGCTAGCAATAATGCGGTTTCGTTTCTCTTTATTGCCGTAAGCTATGTCCACACTGCGGTGCATAGCAAATTTAAAAAGGTCAGCCCGCCAAGCAGAGTCCATAATGGATAAGGGGCAGATGACCAGCACACGCTTGATTCGACCTATCTTCATTAGATAGTCTGCCGCCCATATCACGCTACCTGTCTTGCCAGTACCTTGTTCGTTAAGACAAAAGGCACGAGGGTTTAGTGTTAAGAAAGATGCAGTATCTTTTTGATGCTCGAAAGGTTTATACACACCTTCCCATTTGTATTGCCCAATGATAGGCGATGGTACATTCTTTATACGCAAGTTGCGTAACACTCTTGCTTCGTCTAATCCCCAGTTGACTGCCACTTGATTCTCCCCAATCTGTTTGCTCTTGGGAATGACGGTCGTAATCTTATTTGGGTTACGTAAATTCAGCAACAATATTTTGTTGTCTATGATTTCCACACATTCTCCAATGAAGCGAATATCAGGTGAAAGTGGTCTCCCACTTCACCCATCTAATTTTGTACTACAAGTTTACTACTATTTCTTTAACTTTACAACCTTGCTTAACTTCTTTTCGCCTTTTTCTTTCTTAGTGGTTTCCCTAACTAAGTTGCTTTTACTATCTCTTTTAAAGGCACGATTACCACTTGACGATTCAATAAAAACACCGTTCTTATTTGAGCCACCCTTGTCTAATGCTTTTACATGGGCAACATCTTTACCTTCACGAATGTCTGCTTCACCATTCTTATTTTTATCAGGGTACATCTTATCGATTGCACGTCTTGCACGTTGACGTTCCATACGACGCTCGAGTTCGCCACGAGCTTTTTGCTCTTGGTATTCTTTTTTATACGGTCTTGGTTTGTTTACATAGGGCATATTAGTTCCTTCCGTTGTGCGCACACTCCAACACCAAACAGTGCTTTCGGCACAGTCCACTTGGTCGTGGATTCCACACATTATTCTCATAGGCAAACTTCATACGATTGTATTCTGTTAGCCACTTCTCCCACATTTTATCTTGGTTTTCCTTGTTGTACGAGTCTTTTATAAAGTTCTTGGAAATAACGAAGAATAGCGCACCCTTGACTACTTGGATATCAGGGAAGTGCTTGAACATAGCAAGTGCCATCAACTCTAGCTGGTCAGTGTCCGCATACTTAGCTGACTTTCCTGTCTTGTAATCTAGGCATCGTGCTTCTTCACCGTCAATAATGGCTAAGTCTGCAACCCCTCGCCACCATACATCAGGGTCTTTGAAGCCACAGGGTTCTAGGTTCTCAGTTAAACCCATCTCTAACTCGCAATGCTTATCACCTTTTAGGGCTTTGAGTGCATCTAATGATGGGGTAATAAACTTAAATTGCGGGGGTATAGGAGTACCATCTTTGATGTATAACTCGGCGGCTTCATGAAATTGCTTACCATATAAGATCGCATCTGTTGGTGGTTCTTTAACATCCTTTACTACACGCAAGTGATAGTATTTCTTCGGACATTGGTCAAAGAGTTTAATACTAGAATATGACCACGCTGGCAATTTCATTTAAAGTCCACTTCTTTTATATAGTCTTTAGGGGCTTCACCAATCATTTCCCAAAGTAACTTTGCTGCTACAATTTCTTTAGTTTGACCCATCGCTTCCGCTAGGTGTTGAGTGTACCTTCTGTGCGCTTCCTCGTGTATTTCTAACATTGTCTTGTCCAAAATCTACCTCCTTTATATATAGTTCAGGATTATAGTCCGCATATACTTCTTCAAACAACTCGTTAATTGCTGGTCTTAGTAAAGCTAATAGGTCTTTCCTAGATATTATCGCCACTTAGTTCTCCCGAAATATGAGTTAGTAATCTCACATCTACAAATGCGTTCATCATATACTCATGGGCTTCATGAAAGTGTCGTTTGTTCATAGCGTTCTCAAACTCTCGTAAGTTCCGTTTAGCCCTTAGTAAAAAATCTGCGTAGTCAAATACTTCTTGTTGCTTCATATCAATGCCTCTTCAAATTGGGATAAATCTATTTTACGCACAGGCTTGCGTATGCACTTAAATGTCCAACCTTGACGAGAAGAACATATAGCTTGGGCTTCTTCTTTCCTACCAACTATACGCATTACCTCGCCACTTTCGTCTTTAATTACATAACTCATTAGCAGTCGCCGTAGCTTTTCCCATACCCTGATTCACAATTAACTGGTAGTCCTTCCGCCCATTCAGGTGTCCATTTCATGCACTCCTCGATATAGGCTTGGGCTTCTTCTACTTCATCTTCCTTAACTATACATGCAATTGCATCGTGTACCGTTAAAACAACATGATACTTTTTGGCAATTTTTATCATCTGCTCACCGATAATACAACGAGCAATCGCTTGACAAACATTCTCGATAACTTTACCGCCGTATATCTTATTCCAACCATAGCGGGTCTTGTATTGGTATTGTAATTTGCCAGTATCGTCTTTAACTGCAACGAGTTTATCGTATCGCATATGTAATCCGCTAGGCAGTTTAATTCCTCGCTCTGTTGGGTCCACATACAACACACCCTCTTTACCTAAAGATGTTGTCATGCCTTTAGTTATAGCATCGAGGGCCCCTTGTGCTTGTCGCCATAGAGCAGTAATGCTAGGATATGTGTTTCGATAGACTTGTATGATATGTCTCGCTTCTTCTTCAGTAACTTCAGCACCAAAGGTCTTGAGTTGAGCCCTAAATTTCTGCGCCCCCATGCCGTAGCCAGCCCCGAGGATGGTAGTCTTCCCAACGAATCTCTCTTCTTTTGTGATTTCTTCCACTTCCTTGTTGTATATAGCATAAGCCATGATTTTGTAAACATCCTCGCCATTCTTAAATGCCTCCACTAAATCGTTCTGTCCAGCTAACCACGCTAATACTCGGGCTTCAATCTGCGCTGAGTCAGCATCAATAATTACATAACCTTCAGGTGCTTCGATAGCTTTCTTCAGCTTACCCGCATTTGCTCCACGACTAGGTAAGTTCTGTAAGTTCAACGAGTCGCTACCACCCCACCGCCCTGTATGAGCCGCATAATACTTCAGTGGCACTGGCATCAACCCCCGCTTGGCGATTCCAATGAAGCGTTCAGTACGAGTTTCCTCTAGCGTTGATTTCGACCCAATTCTCGCAGCAACGAGAGCTTGTACCCGAATATCGTTATGCTCCAGCAAACTTTTAAATTCTTCGTCGTTCTTGGCAAAGGCATATGTTTCTTTCTCTGTTGTTACAGATATCTTAGTAGGTGGTTCAACACCCAACTGTTTTAATAACTCGGCAAACTTCTGATTACTCATCAGTTCTTCACGACTAGTAATACCAGCTTCTATTAACAACTTAGCCTTTGCTCGTCTAGTATCGTCGTAGTGCTGTTCAAGTAAAGTAAGGTTCAGGTCTAGCTTGGGTTGGCAGAACATTCGCATGGTCAGATCAATTAGCTTCATCTCTGTCTTAGGGAAGCCTTTGTTAATCAGCACATTGAATAGCTTGTAGGTTAACTCCACATCGTTAACACAGTAATCACCGTATCTCTCAAGATCTTCTTCTGTGAAGTCTGATCTGTATTTCCCGGAAGCAGCGATAACTTCGTCACCCTTAAGACCTAGTTTGTATCTTTCTACTAATGCTCCTAGGCTGCCGCCAACTTCCACACCATGTAGCGCACGAGCCATAGATAAAGTATCAGCATATATCTTAGGGACAATACCAAAGCGTTGGGAAAGAATGAAGCCATCAAACATCATGTTGTGCGCTATGCACATTGAGTTCTTCCAATCAAAGGTCTTAAGATACCTTGCTAATTCTTCATGCGTTCCACTAGCCCATTCGGTTTCACCACCATCTACCTTGACTGCTACACCAATAACTTCAAACCTATCATCACGCACATATTCCTCAGTCGTCATCTTTGACAAACTGAATGTTGACTTATCGTAGTAAGTCTCAAAGTCAATCGTTATTATGCTCACTCTTGTGCCTTTCTTAGTATTGCTCTAGCAAACCCAACATCAAGCGTTGTCCAATCTCTTTTCCAAAAATCTTCGGTAATCTGCCATATTTCCTCATCTGTTAGTGTCTTTGCTTGATGGGTGTAGAGTGGTTCACAAGCCAATGCTTCAAATAAATGCTCAGGCTTACTCCACATAAACTCATGTCGGTCTTTGTATTGCACTAGCCACGCTACTGGTTCATTGTTCATTTTTCATTAACCTTTCCTGTAATTGCTTTTAAAAATGGACTCCATGTATCACGCCAGTCCTCTAAAAATGCCACCTGTTGTTTCAATTCTTTTATTTCAGCTTGTT